ATTCTGCAGAACAAACCTTATCAAATAAAACATTACAAGATCCTAAACTAATACATCCTGATGTATATGATTCTGCTGGTGCACCATATTTCTATGCAATTGTACCAGGATCAGCGCAGACAATGCCTGGTAAAAACGTAAATATTAATTTACCAGTACTTTCAGATAGCGATACATTTGTTACAAATACTTCGACATCAACTTTGACAAATAAGACAATAACTAGTCCCGTTATAGACAATCCAATTGTACATGGTGGCATCAGGGATTCAGCAGGACTAGAATTAATTACATTTACAAGTACAGGATCAGCAGTTAATGAAATAAGAGTTACAAATTCTGCCACAGGTACTGGACCAATTCTTACAGTATCTGGTGATGATACAGATATTAATTTACAGTTAACCACAAAAGGTGCTGGAACAATTCTATTTAATGACCCGCAAAGACTTGCTAGTGAAACGCTTACAGGATCTGGTGCTATCAGTGTTGCTTTACCACTAACAATTATAAATTCTGGTGCAGGTACGGCTATGACTCTTGCTGATGGAACTGCAGCAGGTCATATGAAAAAAATGCTAAATATAGGTGCTGGTTCATCAACTGTTACACCAACTAACTTAGGAAACGGATCGACATTTACATTAAATCAATATGCTTCGATAGATGCTATTTGGCAGGGATCAAATTGGTATTTGGTAGGACTTGATTCATCTGGTGGACTTGGAAACAGAGTGATAGTGGCTTAAGAGGAAAAAATGGCAGCAGTAATTAATCAACCGGTAAAATTGTTATTAGCTCAGAAACTCCTAGCGGAAGATTCTGACAGTAACATGTATATTGCTATTGGGCGTAGTAATGATTGGGACAGTTCAGATACTGCTCCAAATCCTATTCCTACTGAAAGAGAAGAAAGAAATCTAAGACTTGCTATGCAATCTATGAAACAGGTTACCGCCTCTTCTTTGATAGTTCCTAGAAATGTTTGGGCATCCGGTGCAATTTATAGCGCATATAATGATAACCAAGAAGGTAATGAACCAGATCAGCCATATTATGTTATGACAGATGAAAATCAGATATATATCTGTTTACAACAGGCTAAAACGGACGCAGGCGTTTCTAAAATATCTACGGTCAAGCCAACTGGTACAGCACTTACACCTTTTGAAACAGCGGATGGATATATTTGGAAGTTTCTATATACAATTGATGCGCTGAACGCAGCAAAATTCGTAGCTGCTAATTTCCATTCTGTAGAATTCGTTGAAGACTCTGCTCTTTCAGGAGCATTATCAGCTACACAACTAGAACAACTAAGTGTTCAAAATAATGCCAATGATTCTCGTGAGGTACTTGGTGCAGTAATGACGAATAATGGATCAGGTTACGTTACAGCACCAGCTGTAACAGTTATAGGTGACGGATCAGATGCAAAGCTTCAAGCTACAGTAAATGGCGGACAAATATCAAAGCTAGAATTATTTGATTCTTCAGGTGTAATTACTACAGGTTCTGGTTATAATTACGCAGAAATTTCAATTGCACCACCACCTAGCGGTACACAGGCAACAGCACGAGCTATACTTGGTCCTAAATCTCCTGCTGGAAAGGGTTTAGGTAATGATCCAAGGGTCGATCTTAGGGCAAGAGGTGTTATGTTTAATACAAAGCCAAATGGTGCTGAAGGCGGCGACTTCTTGATTGATCAAGATTTCAGACAGATTGGCATTCTTCGTAATCCGACTTTATTTGATTCAAGCGCGCCCGGAAATTTATTTACTGAAGCTACAGCAAACGCGCTTTTTAAAATGCAACTTTCATCAATTGCTGTAGCGTTTACTATAGATAATACCATGGAAGGCGGTACATCTAGTGCACAAGGGATTATTGATAAAATAGATTCTGATATCATATATTATCATCAGGATGAAACAACAGGATTTACCCCATTCGATTCTGCAGAATCTGTTACAGAAACAACTGGTTCTGGATCAGGGGTTATCCAACATCCTAGATTAGTTCCGGAAATAGATCCATTCTCAGGTGATCTTCTCTATATTGATAATAGAGCAGCTATTACAAGAGCAGACGGACAAGAAGACGATCTTAAAATAGTTATCCAAATTTAACGGTGTAAGAAATGCCAAATATTTTTAATTCAAATACATTTTCATCAACATATAAAGATGATTTTCGTGATAGTGATAATTTTCACCGTATATTATTTAATAGCGGTAGGGCACTACAAGCTCGTGAGCTTACACAATCACAAACAATTACACAGGAAGAACTTGCGAGACTCGGTCGTTTTCTTTTCAAAGAAGGTGCTGCAGTTAATCCAGGTGGATTTGGTATTTCTTCCCCGGAATTCATAAAACTAAATACATCTGTTAATGCTCTTCCTTCTACACCAAGTGATCTTGTAGGAGTTGAACTTACATCTGATGGCGGTATTAAAGTAGAAGTACAAGAAGTATTTGAAGCTACTGGATCTGATCCGGCAACTCTTTTTGTAAGATATACTGATACTTCTTCTGGTACGCCGGGAACATCAACAATTAGAGTTGCACAGGGCGAAGATTTATCAGGTGGTGGATATACACTTACTATTGGATCTACTGCAACTGGCCAGGTAGCACCGATTGTTGGTCAAGGTAAAAAATTCCATAATGCTGAAGGTGTATTTTTTGTAAAAGATCATTTTGTATTCAGTCCTCCTCAGTCAATTACAGTTTCTAAATATTCTAATACGCCTGATGCTAATTTAGGATTTCTAGTTACAGAAGACGTTGTTACTGTAAACGATGATACTGGGCTTTATGATAATCAAGGCGCAAGTCCTAACCTTTCGTCTCCAGGTGCCGACAGATATAGAATTCGTCTTACACTAGTCGATCAAGCTAATGTAGATTCTGATCAGAATTTCATTGAAGTAGCTAAAATGGAAAGCGGTCAAATCGTTCAACAGATTGAGGCTGAAGACGATTTATCAACATTGGGTGATATACTTGCTACAAGAACTAAAGAAGAATCTGGTAACTATATTGCAAAACAATTCCAGCTTACCTTTGATACTGATTCTGATGATAATGACTATTTAAACTTTAATGTTACACCAGGATTAGCATATGTAAATGGATATAGAGCTGAAAATCCAACGTTTGCACAGGTTGCTGTTGAAAAGCCAAGAGGTACAGCTACTGAAAACAACGAGGTTTCAGCAGCTAACTTCGGTAACTATGTTCTAGCCTTAGGTGAAGATAGCGCTGGGGGAAGAAATAGTTACGGTCTTCCAAATATCGGTCAGTTCGAACAGTTTGATTTAAGAAATCAAGTACAATATGGTGGTAGTACAATTGGTACTGCACGTATTAAAGCCATTGACGAAGAGACCGGTGGGAAATATCGTGTTTACCTCTTTGATGTTTCTATGAATGCCGGACAGGCATTCCGTAGTATACGTTCTATCGGCACCTCATCTACAAATTATTTTAACGTCGATACAACTGGCGGCGTTAAGAGATTCGATACAACTGTAGCTCTAGATAATCTGATATTTGATTTACCAGGAACTCGACCAAGATCTATTAGTGATATTAGTTTAACAGTACAAAGATTTGGTACATTTACAGCAACTGGTAGTACTGTTAACCTGACATTATCAGCAGCTGATGAAACATTTGCAAATACTACTGATTGGATTGTAGCTGATTCGGCTATCAATACAGGATTAAGTATTGGCGGTGCTGGTACACAGGCAGCTACGATTACAGGTGTAGCTCCAGGCGCAACAGTTGATGTTGCCTACTATGTAAACAAAGCAGATGCTACCGTAAGAACAAAGACTTTAAATACAGGTGTAACAGAAACTATTACACCAGACGGAGATGACAATGTTATCTTCTCAAATGTTGATATCTATAGAGTAAACGAAATTAAAGATGGTTCTGTAAGTGGCGATGATATTTCAGACAGATATATTATTGATAACGGCCAACGAGACGATTACTACGCTAGAGGTAGACTAAGACTACGTGGTGGTGCAGCAGCTCCAGCAGGTGACGTTTATGTAGATTATGATCACTTTAGTCACGCTGCTTCAGGTTCATTCTTTGCAGTTAATTCTTATACTGGTCAAGTAAACTATGAAGATATTCCTAACTATACGTTTAGAGATGGAACATCAGTTAATCTAAGAGACGTTCTTGATTTCCGTTCATCTGTTAATTCATCAGGTACCTTTGGAAGTGGTGCACGTATTAATGAAATTCCACAAAATACAGATTTGATTACAACAGATGTTGAATATTATCTTCCTAAAAATGCAATATTGGTAATTGATCCAGACGGTCAATTAACAGTAAGAGAAGGTGAACCAAATATTAATCCGCAGTTTCCTTCTACTTCGGGAGATGAGCTAGAACTATTTAGAGTTCAGATGAATGCCTATACTGTTAATGACAGTGATTTAGTATCAACTAGAATTGATGCTAAAAGATATACAATGTCAGATATAGGAAGATTAGAAAAAAGAATTGACGACCTAGAAGAACTAACTTCACTTTCACTTCTTGAGTTAGATACAAATTCATTTAGCGTTCTTGATTCAGCTGATAATGATAGATTTAAATCTGGTATATTCGTAGATAATTTTACAGATCACAGTAGATCATTAACTACTGCAACCGATTTTAGAGCAGCTATTGATCCTCAGGGTAAAATTATGAAGGCAAGGGCAATTGAAAAGAATGTACCTCTTGCTTATGATTCAGCGCAGTCGTCTAACGTTATTCTAAAAGGCGATAACATATATTTGAATTATACCCACGTAACTTATATTAATCAGCCTAGAGCCTCTGGAACAGAAAACGTCAATCCATTTGCCGTTGTACTAAACAGAGGTAAAGTCCGTTTATCCCCATCTTCAGATACATGGAAAGAAACTAGATATAATCCAGATAGAACAATAAGTGGTGGAACTAATATTATACAATCGGATAATCTTTTGGCTAACCAACAAATTTGGAACTGGGCAGGAACAAGTATTAGCGATGTTAACCTAAATGGTGTTATAGTAGGCCAAACCCTTGCTAACCAAACAACTGGAGGTGCACCAGGTACTACCCTAACAACTGGAAGTATTTCGGTTTCAAGTATTGAAACGACTCGCGAACAGATAGATGATAGACAAGTTTCTAGGGTTTCTATACCATTTATGAGAAGCGTTAAGATATACTTTAAGGCACAAGGACTAAGACCAAATACACAATATTTTGCATACTTTAATAAAAAAGCGATGGCAAGTTGGGTTAGAGAAGAATCTTTCCAGACAATAGCATCAAATGTTGTCGATTATGGTGATCAATATGCAAATGCAACAGGTCATCCGGATGGATCTACAAATTTGATTTCGGATGCAAATGGATCAATTACAGGAACATTCTTTTTGCCTTCTACAAGTAGCCTGAAATTTAGAACAGGCGAAGCAGAATTTATGTTATTAGATGTTACTAGTTACGATCCTGCAAATTCATTATCACGTGCATCAACGTCATTTTTATCATCTGGGGTACTTGAAACAAGAGAAAGAACGTTCCTTTCAACAAGACATGTTACCCTTACTGGTGCTGGATCACAAAGACGAATTGCTTTACCACCACCACCTCCACCACCTCGGCCAACAATTGTGTTTGACTTTGACAACAACGATGATGGTGGTGGTGATGGCGACGGCGATCCATTGGCACAAACTTTCTTTGTAGGAGAAAGAACCGGTATTTTTGCAACAAAGGTAGATATCTATTTTCAGTCAAAGCCTGCAGCAGGCCTTCCAGTATTTGTAGAACTTCGACCTGTAGTAAACGGCTATCCGTCTGCTTCTGAAGTATATCCAGGATCAACCGTTTACTTAGCACCATCCTCAATTAGTACAAGTACAACTGCTACAACTGCTACAACCTTTGAATTCGATGAGCCTGTTTATCTTCCAAACGGTGAACATTGTGTTGTTATTGGAAGTGATAGTAATGCATACAATGTTTTTATTGCAGAAACATATGCTTTTGAAATAGGAACAACTGAAAGACGTATTGCTAGTCAGCCAAGTCTTGGATCTCTCTTTAAATCACAGAATGCAAGAACTTGGGAGGCAGATCAGACAAAAGATCTTACCTTTAGACTATATCGGGCTAACTTCGATACAGCCGGTGGATATGCAACTATTGAAAACGTAGATCTTGCCCCAACACTTCTTAATGGTAGAACACAGTTTGCTGGATTAATAAGTAATCCACTTGTTACAACAAATTCAAGTGCAGTAGTTAGGGTAAAACATCCAAATCATGGACTATTTGTTGGAAATACGGTAACAATTGCAGGAGCAACAGCAGTAGGTGGTATTTCAGCAGGTAATCTCAATGGTAATAGAACAATCGTAGCTATTGATGGTACGGGATATACATTTACTGCAGGTGCATCTGCAACAAGCAGTGCATCAGGAGGTGGTACATCAGTTACAGCAAGCCATCAGGCACTTGGTGATTATGCGTTGCCGTATCTAGGCGAACCACTTCTTCCAATCCTTACAGGACTTACATACCAAGCTAAATTTACTTCTGGTAGATCGTATGCACACGTCGGCGGTGCATTACAAGTACCTTATGTAAAAGAAACCAGCTGGAGAAATATACAGGATAGATCACTTATTAGATTTACTTCACCGAAACTAATTGCTACTTCAGCTAATGAAACTAGTGAACTTGGTGCAGGTATCAGATCGAATACCTATCAAGTTAACTTTACTACTTCTGATTCGAAAGTAACTCCAGTTCTAGATATGCAGCGTGCTTCGGTAACGATGATTAATAATATTATCGATAGACCAGCAGGTGCAGCGGTTGCTGGATCATTCAATGCTACATTAGACACATTCGTAGCAGAAACAGATCCTGATGATGGTTCAGCACTTGCTAAACATCTTACAAACGTAATTGGGCTTGAAGAATCAGCTAAGGGTCTTAAGATTCTAATTGGTGCATCTAGACCAAATGAAGCAGAAATCGAGGTTTACTTCCGTACAAATGCTGAAGGAGAAATTTCATCAGCTTCCTTTACAGAGGTAACAGTCGAAGGTGTAGCACCAGCTTCAGACGAAACAGGATTCCAATTTAGAGAATATCAATATCTTGCAGGTGGTCTTGGTGGATCACTTGATGACTTTACTGAATTCCAAATTAAGATTGTTATGCTTTCAACTAATAGTTCAAAGGTACCAGTAATTAGGGATTTACGAGTAATTGCATTGGCGGTATAATACATGGGTAGATTAAGAGTTGAAGGTAATTCAAATCTGGTTCGTGATACAAGATCCGGTGCAATTATTAATATAAATAGAAAAGAAATAGAAAGAGCCAAAAGACTAAAGGCTAAAAGAAAATCAGAAGAACAGGCTTTAGGAGATCTACAGTCTGAAGTAAATAACCTAAAGAATGATGTAAGTGATATTAAAAAACTACTCGAGAAACTAGTAGAGAATAAGCAATGGCAATAACACAGGTATCACTGAATTCCAATTTTAGGGATCTTATAAATCAGACGAATGCGACAGCGACCCTAGTTGGAGATTTAACACTTCTTACAACAGTTGCTACCGACGTTGGCGGTGCAATTAACGAACTAGATAGTGAATTAGGTAATTTAGGTCTACTTATTACAGATCAAAAGGGTACTATGGTATCTGCTGTTAATGAAGTAAAGACTTCTGTTAGCAATATAGAATCTGATCTTACAGTTACGCCTATTGGTCTTCTTGCTGACTTTATTGGTGATTCTGCTGGAGACCCTGCTACTAGTATAATCGATGCAATCAATCAAACGTACCTTTCAGTTACTACTGTTTCTGGTGATATTGGATCCTTTGTTGGGGATTCATCGGTCAGTGTAATTGATGCTATAAATACAACCTACAATAGGATTCCAAATATATATGATTCCGATGGCACACTCTTAAACGGGTAAGGGGATAGATTATGGCACTCGTTGACGCCCTTCTTAAGATCGAAGACGCAAACGGAAATCTTAAGAAGATAACAATTGCAGAAGAAAACTATCTAGCTTATCAGGCTGGCATTCAGCTTGGCCAAGCAGGATTATCAAAGGTTGCATCCCTAAATACTGGCGGTGGTACTACAGTTGGTACCTATGATGATACCTCATTCGATGGAGCTGTTGGCTCAACAACTATCACCACTACAACTGTTTCAACAACTCTATATCAGATAAATGGTATTGCTCCTGAAGATCCCCCGTTTGTAAAACCTATGATATGGAAGGAATCTGCTAGTCAAGTAGAAGCAGCAGACGATACAGAACTTGATACTATAGTCGATCGTCTTCTTCCTATTATATTTACAAATGACTATCCTGGAACATATCAGTTAGCAACATCTTCACCTGGTGGGGATTATACTGAAATTTATGGACCTCTTTTTACAGATACTAGAACTGATGGTACAACAGTAGATTATAATCTTTATAGAAGACAGAGCTATACCCCACCAACTGTAGTTCAGACACTAAAACTTGAAGGTACTAACGGCGATCTGAAGCCGATGACAAAAGAGGAAATGCGTACTACTTTTGGCCAGCGCGCTAAAACTCGCATTATGGCAACAGGTATTGGTACCTATCAGTTTCGTACTTCAGTTCAAGGTGCACCTACTGATCCTGGTACATGGGTAGCTAAAGGTACTGCTGTTGATACAAAGCAACAAACAGCTGATGTAGATTATAGTAGAGATAGTACGATTAATTATCTTATATCGTACGGTAGAAGCTATGTAGGCGCAGAATATACGGGTGCTGAATATCTTAAGCCTTCCTATGCAAGAAACTACTTATCAGATGATTATATCGGCTTTACTGGGGATTATACACCTAATTATACAGGTAAAGCTCAATATCTAGGAAACTATATACCTAATTACGACAATTATATTGGACCCGCTTTTACAGGTAGCCGAACCGGTTATATTTCTGATTATTATTCTGAGGTTAACCTCATTGCACTATATAGTATTATCGCCGGGTACGATCCAGCAGCAGTCCCTGGTCTTCAATATTATGGTGGAACTTATGTACAAGAATTCGATCCGGGCAAGCAGAAGACTTTTGGTGCCAGCTACTTATCACCTTTAGAATATATGTCAGTCTATGGTGGCGATCGCGATGAAACAATATATTCCGGATACCAAGGTGCCTTTGGAACTAATCCTGGTGCAATCAATGTTAACGATTTTTTGGGTTTATATATTAGGACATTTGCTGTAGATGTAGATTATCTCCCGGTCCCATTCCAAGGTAATTATGCAGATTATGCAGTTGATGTCCTCCAGTATATAGGAAATTATACTCTAAGCTATGACCTAAGCTATATCGCTAACTATGATAATGCATATGGATCAGATTATACGGGGAACTATATTGGCAATTTTTTAGGTGAAACTATACAGCCAGGAAGCGAAACAATTGAGACTTATACACTTTATGTCAGAGTTGCATAATGAATTTAACTACATTACAGACACCGCTTAAGCTTCAGGGTGTAGGCGGTGATTTACAACAATTTGATTCTGATGAAATAGATTATCTTTCCTACAGAGGCGGTCTAGGATTATCTACACTTGTTAATACGGCAGTTTCTAGAATTAATTCTACTGGAAGTGCGCCGGATGCTATCGGAACTTATGACGATACGCAATTTGACAACGCTGTCGGTTCAACAATACTTACCACTACAACCACTACAACAACACTTTATCAAAATAGCGGAACAGCATCTTATGTAGATTCTGATGGATTTAGACGACCTTTGGCATTTGAAACTGGTGGTGGTTTTAATGCAAAGGAAATGGCCGATTCAGATTTAAATGTTTTAGTTGATGAAGTAAATTCACGTATACATCTTTATGAATATCCAGGAACATATAAGTTAGCATCTAGTACACCTGGTGTTGATTATACTGCAGCTTTGTCAAACGTGTTTACTGATAACCGTACAGATGGAACTACAGTAAACTATAGTATTTGGAAGCGTACAGCAATGACCGCTCCAACTACTACAAAGTATTTGCGTATTAAAGGAATTTATAAAGACGAAACAGATTTAGATCAATCTTATGATGGTTTCCAGGAAGCTACTGATGATCAAATTAGTAATACTATAGCTTCTGTTGCTCAGAATCGTATAATGACGACTGGCATAGGAACTGCTCAACTTCGATCATCAGCAGAAGGAGCACCTACTGATCCTGGGACATGGGTAGCTAAAGGTACAGCAGTTGATACAAAGCAACAAACAGCTGATGTAAATTATAGCAGAGATAGTACAAGAAATAGTACTACAGATTTTAATCTAGATTATCAAATTAATTATGATACTGCTTACGAAGCTATTTTTGAAGGAAATTATGAAGGCCAATTTTCAGCAGTTTATACAGGTACCTATGACTCGCAATTTTCTGCAGTTTATACAGGTACCTATGACTCACAGTTTTCTGCAGTTTATACAGGTACTTATGACTCGCAATTTTCTGCAGTTTATACGGGTACTTATGATGCACTTTTTTCAGCAGTTTATACCGGTACCTATACCCTAGATTATATAGTAAGTTATATACTTACTTATGAGAGCGAGGTTGATTATGTAGGAGATTATTTGAGAGCCGCTTCTTTTACAACAGATTATACCGCCGATGCTCCGTACGTAAGAG